GAATAGAAATATTGTAATTCCTCCTAATAATTCATCAGAAAAGAGTGAGAAGTATGCTGGTGCATATGTTAAAGAACCTATTCCTGGAAAGTATGATTGGGTTGTGAGTTTTGACTTGAACTCACTATATCCTCACCTGATTATGCAATATAATATCTCACCAGAGACATTGCTTGAGGAGAAACATCCTACAGTATCTGTGGATCGTATTTTGAATGAAGATATAACATTTGAGATGTATAAGGATTATGCAGTATGTGCTAATGGTGCTATGTTCCGCAAAGATGTTCGTGGATTCTTACCTGAACTAATGGAGAAGATGTATGGGGATCGTGTTATTTTTAAAAAGAAGATGCTTGCGGCAAAGCAACAGTATGAAAAGACACCTACTGTTGCACTTGAGAAAGAGATTTCTCGGTGCAACAACATTCAGATGGCGAAGAAGATTTCGCTTAATTCCGCTTATGGTGCTATTGGTAACCAATACTTTAGGTATTACAAATTAGCAAATGCAGAAGCAATCACTCTCTCTGGGCAGGTAAGTATTCGTTGGATTGAAAATAAAATGAATGCATATCTAAATAAATTGTTACAAACAGAAGAAGAGGATTATGTCATCGCATCAGATACTGATTCGATATATCTTAATCTTGGACCTCTTGTTGATAAATTTCTTGCTAATAGGTCTGGCGACAAAGCAAAAGTTGTGGACTTACTTGATATGGTCTGCCGTGATAAACTGGAACCGTATATCGACAAATGTTACGAGGAACTTGCGGTCTATGTATCTGCATATGACCAGAAGATGCAAATGAAGCGGGAGAATATCGCTGATCGCGGTATTTGGACTGCTAAGAAACGGTATATTCTAAATGTATGGGATAGTGAGGGTGTTCGTTATGAAGAGCCCAAACTCAAGATGATGGGTATTGAAGCTGTGAAGTCCTCTACACCAGCACCTTGCCGTAAGATGATTAAGGATGCTCTCAAGTTAATGATGAGTGGCACCGAAGATGAGGTGATCGACTTTATCGAGAGTAGTCGTAAAGATTTTAAAAAACTCCCACCAGAGCAAATTTCATTCCCAAGATCCGTATCTGATGTTGTGAAATACAAATCAGCATCAGATATCTACACAAAGGGAACTCCTATTCATGTTCGTGGAGCACTCCTATTCAATCATTATATAAAACAAAATAAGTTGGATAACAAATACTCTCTAATTCAGAATGGTGAGAAGATTAAGTTTTGCTACTTAAAGACACCAAATATCCTCAGAGAAAATGTTATTTCATTTATTCAAGATTTCCCAAAGGAACTTGGTATTGACAAGTACGTTGATTATGACTTACAATTTGAGAAGTCTTTTTTAGAACCTTTAAAAATCATCCTAGATTCTATAGGATGGAAAGTTGAAAAAACTGTAAACCTAGATTCATTTTTTGCATAATGGAAGAATTATCTATTTTGCCTAGAAAAATTTATAAATTCAAGGCAGACCCAAAACTCATTGAAGATGCTCTACCTCTACTGAGGGAAGAGGTGTATAGACCAAATCAAGCAAATAGAACTACGGATAATGATTATCTTTTGAATGATGAAAAGTATAAAGACATTAAAGAGTGGATTATGTCTTGCTTGGAGAAATTGCGGGTTGAGATGAATTATTTGTGTGATGAGTTAACTGTAACTCAATCATGGGCAAATCTTTCTGGACCAGGTGATTGGCATCCTCCACATATTCATCCAAATTCTATACTCAGTGGGATTATATATTTAACTGAGTCTGTAGGGTATACACAGTTCAAGTGCCCAAATGATTGGTACATAACCAGCAACACTCAAGTTCAGGCCATAAAAGTATCGTTTGAACCAGAAGCGAGTGTTTCTAATGATGAATATATTTCTAGCCCTGGAGATATGATAATATTTCCGTCTAGTTTTATGCATGGAGCTGACCCCCATGAAGGAGAAAATAATGATAGAATAACGATATCATTCAATGTATTTCCAACTGGAAAAATTGGTCGAGATGATTATCTTTCAGGATTAACTATTGAGGTGAAGTAATGGATTTTTTACAAGAAATTGTGAAGGAGGTCGGTAATGAGTACACAAAACTTGCATCCGATATTGAAGAAACTGAAGAATTCGTTGATACTGGTTCGTATATTTTTAACGGACTTGTTTCAGGTTCCATTTTTGGCGGTGTATCTGGCAATAAGATTACTGCCATTGCTGGCGAGTCTAGTACTGGAAAAACTTTTTTCTCTCTTGCTGTCGTCAAAAACTTCCTTGATTCTAACCCTAATGGTTATTGTCTATATTTTGACACTGAAGCCGCTGTTAACGGGTCTCTTATGGCAAGTAGGGGCATCGACTTAAATCGTGTCGTGGTCTCTAATGTTGTGACAGTTGAGGAATTCAGAAGTCTGGCATTGAGAGCAGTCGATGTGTATCTCAAAAAACCTGAGGATGAGCGCAGACCTGTTATGTTTGTGCTAGACTCTTTAGGAATGCTTTCTACAGAAAAGGAGATCAGAGATGCTATTGATGATAAGCAGGTTAGAGACATGACTAAATCTCAGCTTATTAAAGGTGCATTCCGTATGTTGACTCTTAAACTGGGTCAAGCAAAAATTCCTTTAATTGTCACAAATCACACCTATGATGTAATTGGATCTTATGTTCCTACAAAAGAAATGGGAGGAGGCAGCGGACTTAAGTATGCGGCTTCTACGATCATTTATCTCAGCAAGAAAAAAGAAAAAGATGGAACAGAAGTCATTGGAAACCTTATCAAGGCAAAGACTGCTAAGTCGCGTTTAAGCAAGGAGAACAAAGATGTTACGGTGCGTTTGTATTACGATGAGCGTGGTCTTGATCGATATTATGGTCTTCTTGAACTCGGTGAGATTGGCGGACTTTGGAAAAACGTTGCTGGTCGATATGAGATAGGTGGTAAAAAAGTCTATGCAAAAGCAATTTATAAAGACCCAGAACAATACTTCACTCCAGAGGTGATGGACCAACTCGAACAAATTGCACAGAGGGAATTCAGTTATGGACAAAATTGAGGTTCTAATTCTTAGAAACCTATTATATAATGAAAAGTATTTAAGAAAGGTACTCCCTTTCATCAAACCAGATTACTTCGAAGATTCAAACCAAAAGGTTGTCTATGAAGAAATCTTCAATTATGTCAATCAGTATAATTCTCTGAGTACAAAGGAAGTTCTTTGTATTGAGGCGGAAAAGCGTACTGATATCAATGACTCCTCATTCAAAGAGGTGACAAAGCTTATCAGCTACTTAGAGGATGAGCCGACAGATTATGATTGGCTGATTGATACTACAGAAAAGTGGTGTCGAGATCGTGCTATATACTTAGCACTTATGGAATCAATTGCTCTCGCTGATGGTAATAACGAGAAGAAAGGAAGAGATGCTATTCCTGGTATCCTATCTGATGCTTTGGCGGTATCATTTGATTCCAATATTGGTCACGACTATCTAAACGATTATGAAGAGCGATTTAAGTTTTACACCCAAAAGGAAGACCGGATCCCATTCGATCTGGAATATTTTAACAGAATTACACAGGGTGGTCTGGTTAACAAGAGTCTCAACGTCGCTCTTGCTGGTACAGGCGTCGGTAAGTCTTTGTTCATGTGCCACGTTGCTTCTTCAGTCCTCCTTCAAGGAAGTAACGTTCTCTACATCACGCTTGAGATGGCTGAAGAAAAGATTGCAGAGAGAATTGATGCTAACCTCCTCAATGTTCCCATTCAAGAAATTTCAGAATTGCCAAAAGTAATGTTTGAGAATAAGGTAGCAAATTTAGCAAAGAAAACCCAGGGAACACTTATAATTAAAGAGTATCCTACAGCCAGCGCCCATAGTGGACATTTTAAAGCACTTCTTAATGAACTTGCACTTAAGAAGTCATTTAGACCTGATATTATTTTCATTGATTACCTTAATATATGTGCTTCCAGCAGGTATCGCTCAAACGGCAATGTCAATTCATATTCTTATATTAAGTCGGTTGCAGAAGAGCTTAGAGGACTGGCTGTTGAAGCAAACGTCCCTATCGTTTCTGCCACGCAGACCACTCGTTCTGGCTATGGTAGCTCTGATGTTGACATTACTGACACTAGTGAGTCCTTTGGTCTCCCTGCTACTGCTGATCTTATGTTTGCCCTTATTTCTTCAGATGAGCTTGAGGGGCTCGGACAAATTATGGTAAAACAGTTGAAGAATCGATATAACGATGTCAATTTCTTCAAGAGATTTGTCATTGGTATTGATCGTGCAAAGATGAGATTGTATGATTGTGAGCAGAGTGCTCAGGATGATATACTTGACAAAGGAGAAGAAGAGGAGTATAGTTACGAAGAGTCCACAATCAAGAAATCATTTGAGGGGTTCAAATTTTAATGACTATTTCAATCAATAAAGAAGATATGTCCAATAAAGTCGATACTGATAAGTACCTAGAGTTTGTGAGCAGAGTTACTAGCACTCCTTCTCAGGATCATGATGCATTTGTTTATCGCATTCAAGAACTGATTGCCGATGATTTTGAAACTCATCGTCTTCTCACTGCATCTGTAGGTATGTGTGCTGAGGCAGGTGAGTTTACTGAGATTGTCAAAAAGATCGTCTTCCAAGGCAAACCCGTCAATGAAGAAAATATGTTTCATCTAAAGCGTGAACTAGGTGACATCATGTGGTATGTTGCTCAAGCATGTATGGGCCTGAATATTTCCCTTGATGAGGTTATTGAGATGAATGTAGAAAAACTACAATCTCGTTATCCAGGTGGATCTTTTGATGTTCACTATTCTGAAAATCGTAAGGAGGGAGACGTATGACTAAAAGAACTTTTGTAACCAAGTCTGGAGATACTTGGGAATGGGAAGAGACTGAAGAAACTCGTAAGGCAGTAGAAAGATTGCATCAAGATATTCGTAAACTTGAAAAAGAAGCACCTGATCATGGAGTTGGAAAATGAAATTACTTACACTCGAAGATTATGAAAAGGCAGGAGAAACATTCTGGCCTAAATATTGGTATGTTGCCAAAGAACTTGGTGAAGGAGCAAGAGCAGAAGACATTCTCAGGGTTATGGAAGCGGTTGGTGGGATCGCACTCAAAGTTGCCCTCGAAGACAAAGAAGGACCATTTGGATTTAATAAAAAGGAGGATAATGGAGCAGACTGAACATCCCGAAATCACAGAAGTTGATTGGATTGATGATGCTTTCTATATTCGCAAGACAAGATTTGGATTGTTTACTAGTGTAAGAAAAGATACTGGGAAAGATTTTCTTACTGGTGCAACCTTTGAGGCTGTTCTTGATATGAGTAGATGGCATCTAAAGTGTGAACAGGAAGGAACTCTTGAACAATACACTAGAGTTGTTGGTAATGCAGTTGTAGACGGAAAGCTTTGATACATAAATACTTTTATTAAAAAAGTGTTTTGTTCCAATGAACTCAAGAGATTTTAGAAATTTAACCGAGGCTTATACTAATATATACGGTCAAGAAGAAGAAACTTTTTTTTTCAAAGAAGATATTGATCTTCTCAGTGATTCAGATATTGATGAAGCAGTAGAAGAAGCTGTTTATGAGCTTCTTGATGAAGGCTTCACTCTAGAAGAAATTGATCAAGCATTTGATGATTTTGATGATTCTTTTATAGCAGAAACACCAAGACCAGCTACAAGAAGGAAGCCAACACAATCTTATGACGAATTGAAAGTCAAAACCTACTCCAAAGATGATGACAAGGCAGCTAGCAAACCTCCTTCTAAAAAGGAAAAAGCTCAAGCTGAACTGAGAGCTAAAAGGTTGGCTGCCAAATCTTCTGAAGATTCAACCAGATCTGCTAGAGAGACTGCATCTAAGGCATCTAAAACAACTGACGCAGATCACTCCGATGCAGTAGCGAGAAGTAAATCTGCTAGTATGGGAAGGGCTTTATCTGGTGGATCTTCCAGTAGTTCCTCTAAATCAATTAAGATTGGTAAAGGTAAAAGCTCTTCTCCAGCGAATAAAGTTTCTAAAAGTGTCAAAAAAACTACAGCCAAGGTAACTGTTAGTGGGGCACCAGTAAGGGCAAAGATGACATCGGGGGATGATAGGGCTTCAGATAGAAAACCTAGCCCCTCTTCTAGTTCTAGTAGTTCCTCTTCTCCATCTAGCAGCTCCTCTGGATCTTCTTCTAGCTTTGGTTACAAAACAAAGACTGGTGAGAAAGTGGATAAATTTGCACATAAAGTCAAACAGATTAGAGATAAAGTTGGTAGCTCCATTTCCAAGAAAAATATCAAATCCTTGGGTAGGAAAGTGCTAACTACTACTGGTAAGGCTGCTGGTGTATTTAATTCTGCTAGGAAGAAACAAGAAAGAAAGGAAATGAGACCACAGGTGACAATGTCAAATAGTTATGATGCATATGATATAATGCTTGATTTTATTGTTGAGAATGGTGTAGCGGAATCATATGAAGAAGCAGAGTGGCTCATGGCTAATGTGTTTGATGCGGATGATGTCAAGATGGTTCTTGAAATAACAGAATAATAATTTATTGACACTTGAATTGAATTACTATATAATGATTACATCGGGGAATTAGCTCAGTTGGTAGAGCACCTGCTTTGCAAGCAGGCTGTCAGGAGTTCGAGTCTCCTATTCTCCATTTTTAATAGTTTTAATTTGGCTAAATACCAAGTATAGGGAAGTGTTAAATTAATGAAAAGGTTTTCTGAATTTTTAGCAGAACTTAACAAAACCGGTGCTGCAAAGGAAGCAATGCAGAAGGGTTTGGTGTATGATAAGCAGAAAGCTGGCTGGATCAATCCTGTGAACGGAGAACTTGTTGCTAGAACTGAGAAGGGTAAGCTTCTCTACATGACGCCTAGAGACAAGAAGCAGGAGGAACAGCCACAGAGAGCTGGTGGTCCTGCAACTCAGCAGCTTGCCCCAAGGCAAAAAAAGCCAGTCACACCAACTACACCACAAGGTGCTAAAAAAGATATAGAAGTTGGTCAAGGTGAGTTTTCTGATACTGTCACTATTGTTTTTGGTCGATTCAATCCGCCAACGATTGGGCATGAACGTCTGTTTAAGACTGCACAGAGAGTTTCTGTTGATGCAGATTTAAAAATCTATCCTTCAAGAACTGTAGATCCAAAGAAAAACCCTTTGGATACAAATATCAAAGTTCAGTACATGAAGAAGATGTTCCCTGAGTTTGAGGAGAACATTATCAATGATAAGAAGATGGATACTATCTTCAATGTTCTTGTTCTTGCTGCAGAGGATGGTTATACGAAAATCAATATCGTTGTTGGTTCTGATCGTCAGGCAGAGTTTGAAAGTTTAGCAAACAAGTATAACGGTAAAGAAGAGAATAGCTTATATAACTTCGAAGAGATTCGTGTAATATCTGCTGGCGTTCGTGATGCTGATGCAGAGGGTGTTGAAGGGATGTCTGCATCTAAGATGAGAAAGGCAGTTCTGAGTAATGATTTTAAAACATTCCGCAGAGGAACTCCTAAGTCTCTTGATGACGAAGATGCAATGGGGCTGTTTGATGCTGTTCAACAGGGCATGACTGCATCACCTAAGAAAACTAAGAAGCAGAAAGAGAAGAAGGATGAGAATAGGAGGAAGCAGAAGGCAAAGGGTCGTGTCGTAGAGAATTGGGAAGTTGCGCCCAAGTTGTATCCAAATGTACTCAGAGAAAAATATATGAGTAATCAAATTTATAATGTGGGAGATACGGTTCAGAACATGAATACTGGATTAGTTGGTGATATTATTCGTAGAGGAACTAATCATTTAATTTGCGTGACTGAAGAGCAGCAAATGTTCAAGTCATGGATAAGAGATGTATGTGAATATTATGAATATTATTATGAGCCGCAGGTAGATACTTCAAGTGTCAAAATTTTTATAAATAAATATAGGAAAGTTAGTTGATTGTCAAAATGGCCGTACATCTGAACGAATTATCTAGTGTATATCTAGATCAAATTGTGGAGAAAAAGAAAGAAAAGACACTTGATCCAGTGGGTCAGGAAGATGGTGACATTGATAATGATGGTGATGAAGATGAGTCGGATTCATATCTGGCGAATAAGCGCAAGGCTATTGGCAAAGCAATGGGAAAGGAAGATAAGCAAAAGAAGGACAAGAAAGATTGTAATAAAGAAGAAGTAGAAGCTGTTGATGAAGCTAAAAAAGCTAGCCTGAAGCAAGCACGTAAAAATATTGGTATGGATCCAAATAAGCCATCTTGCTGGACTGGCTATAAGGCAAAGGGGACCAAGATGAAGAATGGAAGATCTGTTCCCAATTGTGTAAAGTCAAGTCACGAACCAGAAGGTGATTTGGTTGATGAGGCTAAGAAGTCTAAGATGAGGAAAGCAAGAGAAAATGTTGGAGCATCTACTTGCTGGGATGGGTATACTGCAAAGGGAACTAAGAAGAAGAATGGTCGGGATGTTCCTAATTGTGTTCCAGAAGGATATTCTGATTGGAGATCGGAATTAACTGAAACTCTAGGTGAAGGGATCCTCATAGAGGTTGAAAAAAAAAAAAATCTCTGAAGAATAATTCAGAAAAGATCACTGATGGTCCAGTAGATAATTCATCAATCATCAAAATAAATCCAGACTTCAAAGAAGGTATTGAGTATCTGGGTGGGACCATTGTGGAATTCACTGAGGTTTCTGAGAGAAGAGATGATACCTATCTTGAGCCTAACCTGAAGAAACGTCAGAAGAATAACGAAAAAGCCATTGAGGATATGAAGAAGAAGGGAACTTCTATGAAGAACCCACACTTTGAAAATGGTCCAACAGGCAGCATGGCATCTGAGGAGAAAGACAAAGAAGCACCTACACCACAACAAAGATTGAATCGTGATGCTGGAAAGATGGCTTCAAAGAAACTCAGGCAGAGGGAGCATGAGAAATTTGTAAACTTTTTGCAGCATGATGAAGAGGTTCAATGGGTAGCAAATACAGCAGCAGAATATTTCATTGAGGAAGGTCTTAATGAAGATGGTATCGAAATTCTGATTGAAGAGCTTGGTCTTGAATCCTTCGTAGAGTATGTTTATGAACTTGGCGAGGAAGTTCTTACAGAAGCAAGAGCAGGTGGTGTTAGAGTAGAACCAGTAACTAAAACTGGTAAGTCCGTTGGTTCTCTTAGGGGAGGTGCTAGAACATCAGCAATCAAGAGACTTCGTAAAGAGAAGCAGGCAAGAAGAGATTCAGAATCTGGTAGTTCTAAACCATCGGGAATGACGGCTGCCTTGAAGAGCCAATCTGATAGGGCAAAAGCAGTTGATACTGCTAAGAAACAGCAGCCTAAGAAGAGAGGTTTGCTCGACAGAGTTGGAGATGCTGTTGTAAAAGGAATTGAACGCCATAATAAAGCAATGGCTACTGCTAAGAAATTGTCCAACGAAACGGGCAAAACTCTTAAGAAAGCAGGGAAGGTTGCAGGTGCAGTTGCCAAAGGAGCTGGAGAAGGTGTGAAGATGGCGGGGAATGCTGCTAAGGTTGCTCATAAAGTAGCGACTGAAGAGGTTGAAGTTGATGAGGCAGTAGTATATGGTGGAACTCCTGCTAAGGAGGAAAAGCCAAAGGACAAGCGCCTGGTTGTCACTAATGCTGATAAAGCAGGCAACACTCCTGCATATCAGAAGTACAAGGCAGGCGACAAGAACTACAAGGCTGCTGACCACCTGACTAATCAGTTGGAAACAGGAGAGGATGATATGAGGCTTCGTCTTAAAGAAAGGCTGAAGGCTGCATATGAAGTTACTTCCCCTTACATAGTAGATGAAGCGAAAGGAGCTCCCAAACCAACAAGACTGCCAAAGAGTAGAGAGAGGGACATTGGGAAGCATGATGACTGGAAGGATAAGCATCCAGACACTAGAGACTGGGGAGACAGACCAGAAGCCGGTAAAAAACTTAAGAGAAGATTGAACGCAGTTGTTGGCACTCAGCGTCGTCAAGACAAAGAAACTGCAATCAGAAAAGATGCAACCGAGGAAGTTGCAATTGAGAATGTCCAGGGTGGACCAATACTGCCAGGTGAAAAGGGTAGAAAAGTTTACCCAAAGAAAGATCAGCCAAAAAAGACAGGTGCAAAACTTCCAAAAATAAACCCTATTGATGAGCGTACACGCTACGCAAAAGAAACTGGTAAAGACTTCAAGACTGGCAATTCATCTGAAAGGGGTGGAACTAGAACTGGCAAATCTGCTTTTGATAAAGTATCTAGTGAACTGCGTAAGACTGGTGGTCTAATGTCCTCCAGAGGTAATGCAATTCCACCTCAAGGAAAGAAAAAAGTAAAAGGTGAAAAAGATCGCAAAGGTGTAACTCCTGTCGATAAAATCAAAGGCAAGCTTTCTAAGCAGAGAGCACCAAAACCTGAAATTGGATCAAGGTTTGACTAATGTAGTAGATTAATCGACTATATAGAATATAGTATTTGAGGTAAAAACAATGTTTGCAATCTTACTGCCAATTGCATCTAAAATTATTACTGACGCAGTTGCCAAAATTCCTGAAAATGAGGAACTTGGGGAGAAGCTAATTGAGATCTGTCTCGTCATTCTTGCCAAGGCAGTAAAACTTACTAAGACTGATATGGACGATAAACTTCTGGAAGCGGTTGCAAAAGCAATCGAAACCAGAGAAGAATGATAAAAGATAAATACTAATAGGAAATTATTTCAGGACAAGCATATGGCACTTTGGGGAAATAGTGATGCTGTTACCTCTGCAGGAACAGTATCTTTAAATTATGATACCGGTGTTGTAACCGGAAGCGGAACAGCATTTGGAGACGCAGGTTCAGCTGCAGTTGGCGATGTTATTCGTTTTGGCGATCGTGCAGGTACTTATTTTGGCGATGCTGTAATTTTAAGTATTGAGAGCGCAACTGAATTAAAAATAGATTCTACTGCGGGACTTAGTGGTGCAGCAATCGCTGATGAGCCATTTACTGTAAGCCAGTGTCCTAAGTTTACTGTTCTTGATTCTCACTACAATCAGACACATAGTGATTATGATTCATTTGTTTATGGTGTTGACAAGGATGGAGTTTCTACAGGAACTCAGTATGAAACCGGTGTGGGCTGGGTTGGTGTTACAACATATACCGATGCTCAGGGAGAGTTGAGAGTTAAGAAAGAAGTTCTGGTCTCAATGTCAGGTATTACAACTGGCAATGCTCCAACATATCCACCTAGCTAATAGTGATAGATGATTTTTAGTGAGTTGAATGAAGGGAATTTTCTCCTGTTTGCTATAAAAAATTATGAGAATCCTCAAGCAGTAACTAAGGATGATTTTGACAAGGATCTTAATCATTTTAAGTACATTAAGAGGCTTCTCAAAAGGTATAATAAAACAGGAGAATTGAAAACTCATTTAATCATCAATCATTTTATTGTTTTGTATAATATATTTGGTGATGCTGCAACACCAATGCTATTTTTTAAGATTGATGAAGATATGTGGGGGACCATGAAAAGTTTTTTGATATTTTTAAATCGTCTTCCTGATCATCCAAAGTGCTATATTCATGATATTCCTATTGATAAAAAGTGTTTGCAAATTCTAGAAACGTCTTACAATGAGAGATCGCAACTATAGTAAATTAATAAATAATTTACGGGAGATGATGGGTGGTATGACTACTCAAAGTACTCCTGGTGCCGCTGGTTTTTCATCAAAATCTGATTCCGAAGGTCCTGTTGCAGGATATGATCCATTAATGAAATTCAGAGGAAAAAAAGGAAAAACTGACTTTAGAAAAGTTCCATCTAATTATAAAAAGTGGGTCAAATCTTTAGGTAACTAATATGTTCGGTCTTGGAAAATTAGAAGTATTAGAGTCAAAATTGTCAATTTACGAGGACCTCTCAAAAGAGATGCTTGATAAACTAGAAAGAGCAGTATCATCGATACAAGAAAGTAGTAATAAGGTTGCAATTATTTTGGAAAGGCATGAGAATAGGTTAGATGAAGGCGAAAAAACTTCTGACTCCACCTTGAGACTAGTTGATAAAATGCAGAATGATTTTGATTCTTTACAAACAAAGGTTGAATCTTTATCAAAGTTTCGTTGGGTAACTTTAGGAGTAGTCGCTTCAGGTATGGTCATCCTAAATGTTTTGCAAGTAATAGGCCCAAAAGTTATTCCAACAATTCCACAAGCAACAATCCAGCAGGTTAGATAAGATGGAAAAGACTAATCAGACAAAACAAGACTATTGTTTGATTAGAACTTCTAATGTTGTTATTAAGTGGACATCAATAATCACTTCTGTCATCATAGATTATGATGAAATGGATGGTAATTTTTATTTACTGCAAGAGTTTTGGGAAATAGATCGTTGACCTAGACCTAGTTCTTTGCTATAATACAAAGAGAGAAAAATTACTTAATGAATCATATTGATTCCAAATTTGTTAATCTCATCGCAGTAAGATTAGAAAAGTTTAAAAAGGTCAAGCCTGGCCTTTATAATTTTCGTTGTCCAGTTTGTGGGGACTCAAAGAAAAATAAATCAAAGACCAGAGGATACCTATACTCTGTTAAATCTGATGTAAATTTTAGATGTCATAATTGTGGTTCCTCCATGACATTTAATAATTTTCTGAAAAAGATCGATCCAGTTATACATCGTCAGTATATCATGGAAAGATTTAAAGGAGGATTAACTGGCAGAGCAACAACAGTTGAAGATCCAAAATTCGAATTCAAAAGACCTGTATTTAAAAGAAAAATAAATCTTCCCTTATGCTCAGAAAATAAATTGGCAGCTGAGTATCTAAAGAATAGGAAGTTAAATCCAGATAAATTTTATTATTCTGAAGATTTTTCTGGATTTATTAAGTCCTTTGATTTGGACTATGATAATTTATATAAAGAGAGTAGAATTATAATCCCTTTATATTATGAAAATAAGCTTATTGGATTTCAGGGTAGAGCTTTAAGCTCCAACTCAATCAAGTACATTACTATAATGCTAAACGATGATTCACCAAAAATCTACGGGATTGATCAAGTACAAAAGGATAAAAATGTATTCGTCACCGAAGGTCCGTTTGACTCGACGTTCATTCGCAACGCGATTGCTATGTGCGGAGCTGATGCTGATGTGCGTCGTTGGGGCATTTGCAATCCTGTCTGGATCTATGATAATGAACCACGGAGTAGAGAGATTGTCAACCGAATTAGAAAAACAATCGAGTCTGGTGATCCCGTAGTGATTTGGCCATCTAATATTGTTGAAAAGGACATCAATGATATGGTTTTATCGGGGCATGACGTACAGACTATGGTAGAATCGAATATATATTCAGGACTTGAAGCACTTGTCAAATTTAACACTTGGAAAAAAATATGACTAATTTAACAGTTAAAAAGCGAAATGGATTAATTGAGCCACTTGATCTTGACAAGATGCACTTGATGGTTGAGGAGGCATGCAGGGGCCTTGCAGGGGTCTCTGCAAGTCAGGTTGAGATGAAGTCTGGTATAGAGTTTTATGATGGTATTACGACTGAAGAAATTCAAAAGATTTTGATTCGCGCTGCCTCAGATCTTATTGACTTGGATCATCCAAACTATCAATATGTTGCTGCTAGATTACTTTTGTTTTCCCTTAGAAAGCAACTTTATGGTAAGATGAGAGAATTTCCTACCATAGAAGATCATATTCTTAATTGCACATCAATTGATGTTTATGATAAGGAAATCTTTATCAAGTATTCGCAAGAAGAAATAAGAAAGGTAGATACTTTTATTGATCATGATAGGGACTTCTTGTTTACCTATGCTGGCTTACGTCAGGTTGTAGATAAATATCTTGTACAGGATCGTAGTACTGGTGGTGTTTACGAGACACCTCAGTTCATGTACATGATGATTGCTTTGACTATATTTGCAGACTATCCAAAAGAAACGAGGCTCGACTATGTCAGACGATACTACAACGCAATCTCAAAGCACAAAATCAACATTCCCACACCTATCATGGCAGGAGTGCGAACTCCACTTCGACAATTTGCTAGCTGTGTTCTTGTTGATGTTGATGACACCCTCGATAGCATCTTTAGCTCTGATATG